ATCATATTCTTCTTGGTTCGGGGTACTCCTTGCATACCCATTGGTAAAAACTTTCTGCCTGCGCCTCCACATCCTCAATAGTGGTATCTTCGTGCCAATCCATTATCATATCTATTCTCTCGTCTATGGTTCTTGATATGCCAAACCTTATCTCTATCCCTACACGATTACGGTAATCTACAGGCAGTCTATCCCACAGGTCTCTTCTCATGGAATAGTCGTAGATAGACAGGAGTATCTGGTAGGCAGACCTATCATCATCCCATTGGTTATCTACCCTGTGGAAGCCTTTGCCTATCACATAGTCTTCGTGATTCCAATGCTGCATGTATTTGTGGTAGCCACGTTTATATAGCATTGCTTCCAGTTTGTCAAATTCTACTTTTTTCATAACTTATTTCTCTTTAATGATTATCAGTTTCACACGCTGGCAGTCGTCATAAACGGAAAGCAAGTCTTTATCAACCCAAATCTCTCCATCATAAGGGTGTATAACTGCTTCCACAGCATTTTCCTCCATCTCTTTCGCTTCAAGGGTGTTGATGAAAGAAAGTAAATCTTTGAACTCGTTGACAAACATTCCTCCTGCCAACATTGATATTACGCTTTCATTTGCTTTTAATACAGAAATTCTTCTCTCTATCTCCGCTACTACAGCGGCTTTGTCTATGTATTGTTTCATAACTTTATTCTGTTAGTTTCTTTAAATCGTTATACAAATTAATTAATTCTTGTCCTTGTCCTATATAAGATATACCTCCAGTAATATTTTAATCATGTAATGCTTTCATTTGCATATCACTAGGCTTCCAAGTGTTCTGAGGTCTGAGGGATTTGAGCCAATCAACATCTTTAAGAAGAATATCATTGTCTGCTACATTAAGATTTTCAAGGCAAGCCACAATTCGATTTATCTTGACTTCATCCTCTTTACTCCAAGCAGGCTTCTGTTCACCTTGCTTTTCAAGCCAAGCAATCCATTCTTTTGATTTTAATACCTCATCACGGTGATGGTGTGGTATTGTTCGTTCTAAATATTCAATAATTTCTTTACTTATCCTCTCATCCTCAGACTCTCCCTTGAGTTCGGGAAATATAGTCTCTGCTAAATGTATGGCTATTACATCATTCTTCATGCCATCTTTAGACATTTCCATTTTTGCTCGTTCTAAAGCCTTATCATAGGCTTTTGCTTTTTCTTCTTGTGTCATAGTTATTTATTTTATTGGTACGACTTTAAAACTAAAATCTTTCAATGCCTCCAAGAACTTTTCTTTCGTCTTGAAAATCTTTTCGTCAATACGATAGTGTGTTCTTGTCTTGCCAAAAGTAAATTCATCTTTTTTAGGAGTGATTTTGCAAAATCCAAGCCTTCCGCTTTCATCTGAATAGGCAGTTATATGTTCCTCTGCCATTGACAAATGGCTTACAAAATGAAATGGAATTTTTTCTAACTCTTCCTGTGTCATAACTATCTAATATTAACATAATAATTCCCATCGTTGTCTTGTGACAATTCAAGGCTTGTGATATTGTCGCTTACCCCATTATAGATTACTGGGATTTCTGCTGATGTAACTTGCCTTCCTATAAAGGTGGCTTTGTCAATTAATTGTTGTAGTGTCATAATTGTTTTGTTTTAGAAATAATCAACATTCCATACTTTATTCTCCTTGTCTTCCACTTCCTCCTTAACGAAGTCTATGTACTCAACATGAATCCTGTCTGCATCCACATCCTCTCTTAATAGTTTGCGTAACTTTGCAGGGCTGAATGCTGATTTCCATCCGAGAGGACAGAACACGGTGTAGTTAGCACCCTTTTCTGTAAGGTCATCAAGTCTGTATGGAAAACCATAAGTTGACACGAAGCCACTTGTTTCCAATTTGAACTGCTTGAGTTCTTCTGGGTTATTGATGTTTATTTTTCTCATATTACTTTGTATTAATGATTTCCATAAAGACTTTAGCCGCATCATTGTCTGACATCTTACGCTTATGCCTAAGATACTTTACTACTTTATTCCATGCGTTTTTACAACCATTTCTATAACCAAAGAAGTAGCCTGCTGCAAATATGCTTAGCAGAACTATAAAACTTGTAAAATGTTCCATATTGTATTGCTTATTCTTTAGTTTTTTCTTGTTTTCTAAGTTCTTCAATAAGTGCATCTGCCTGTTCAACAGCAAGTTTAGCAATGGTTTCTTTGTTATAGTCTATACTACCAAAGAAGTTCATTACTCCTTGCATAGCAGCAATAGCAGCACGTTCCCTTACATCTTGCCAATGCTCATCCTCGGAGAGTTCTTGTATAAGTTCAACCTCTTCTGGTGCAAGTTCAATAGGGTTGCCCCATGAATCACATCGTTCAAGTGTAATCGTTGCATAACTCGCAAGGTTGACAATCTCGCCTGTTTTCTTTATTCTTGCTTTCATATTGTTTTGTTTTTAAATGATTAATAATAGTGGACTCTGAGAGAATCGAACTCTCATCTATAGACTACCACACTATGTTACCATAGCCAACTTGCTCTCTATCCCTTAGAGTTTATTCTCACTTAGGGTTGCCCGATTTAACAGATACTGTCTGGACAAATTGTTGTGGTCTGGACTGTCTCTTTACCATATTGAAATTCTTGCAAGATTGAGGCTGTTTCCCAAAACTCCTCCAACGTTAATTTTTCGAAGATTCAGAGTTAATTCATTTTCAACTCAAATTTCAACTTAGGTATCTCCCGTTCAGTCTCTACACGATTATGGCTTCCAATGGAGAGATTCAACTCCGTCAATCATTTTCTTTATAGTCGCCATTTTCGCTCGGTATAGTCCTTACACATTATTGATTAGTGTCCTCAATCCTGCTTCTATATGAGGATTCGTCACTTTTATATAAGTGAGGGGTTACTAAGGATTTCCACCGAATTTAGGAGATTCTACATAGGGATTTCTCGCCCATGCACTCTTTTCATGAGTCTATATGTTCTACCATTGAACTAAGAGTCCAAGTGTCTCTCCGCTGAGAGACTGAAACCATGAAAAACTAAGCATTTATTAAATTTATTAATAAGAACTAACCCTCGCGGGCTTGAATCTATTTATTTATTTTATTATTAAATCACAAACACCCCGCATAATATTCCTCAATATGATTATATCGTGAACAAATGCGATGCCAATATTCTTTTTCTTTTTTATCTTCGAGTTCGTTTGCCAACACGGCAATGTCAAGCCATCTTGTCCACTTGTACTCGTTATCAATTTCGCGTATTTGGATAAGGATTTCTTTGTCGTGTTCGCTTAAATTGTCGTTTGTCATATCACTAATATATTTTGATTGGTTTTAGTTTTTCTATGCCCTTAAAAACGAGCCTAACGGCATCGCCAAAGTTCTTATAGCATGCAAATATCCAAAGTTCATCTTCCTTTTCTCCGTTGAATTGCGAATACACCTCCCAATATTGCTTATTATTCGCGTCCATACTTTGGTAAAGTCCGATACTTGCGTAGTGTTCCCATGTTGCACCATTTTGCGTAACGTCGTAAAGTTTGTTGATTTCTATTAGGTCGGCATTGTTGTTAGACGGGTCGAAAAGAACATCTGCGCCCCATTTGTCGTTGTCGGGGAAATACTTTTGCAGAATGCCATCAAGTTTTCGATTGAAAGCATTTGCTTTCATCTTGTCAGATTGTTCGTAATGGTAGTATCTCATAATTGTATGTTATATTTGCTTTGTAATAATTTCAATGTCTTAGTTATAAAATCAGAATCAAAATTTGGCAATATTTTATCAACATAAAAACTCGTTCCGACTTTCTTTGTCATGTCGTACCACCACTCAAAACGAATTGTGTAGTAACAAACATAAAGCACCAATTTTGTGGTTTTATTATCAAAAACTAATTTTTCATTGATGTAAACATCACGATTGTATTCGCTGTCACGCTCGTATGTAAATCCAAGTTTTGTTAAATAACTTTTTATTTCTTCTTTTGTCATAATATTATTATATTAAAAGGATAAACATTCACAACCGCAAAGGGTTTAAGTGTAGGGGATTTCGCAAATCATCCCCTTACCCACCAAAGAAATATTTCTTATAGCGAGAATTGGATGATTATGCTATTGAAATTTCCGCATTAGGGAATCGGCTTTTTCAATCGCCCCTTTGTTGGTGGTTCAACATTCGGGTGTCAGGCTTTACAAAAATCCACTTGCGCACACGCATCCTTATTTCATCAGCGTCCACCATTCGTGCATATATCCCATATTTCCTTTAGGTGGTTCTTTTCGTCCTACAAGGCAAACGTAAGATGTCCCCGATAATCCTTGCGTTGACGTTCGTACCGCACAATACCGTCAGCCTAAGACTGGTTTCTTGCTTTTGGTTTGAATGTGTGAAACATAGAGAATGCCAACCTTATAAAATCAACAATCCCTATCAAGTAGTGCGGATACTTAATAGGGAAATGTCTATATAAAGTTGGCACGTTTGCCTTACTTCCAACAATGTCCGTGAATCCTACAAGTTCCGCACACTTAATTCACGATGCAAAGATAGAACAAATTTTTTTAATATGCAAAACAAAGATTAAATATTTAACAACATTTCACCATTGTTTATACACTTTCCCTATGATGTACACGAAAAACGCTAAAATAATGATTAGTGTCATTGCTTAACCCTCCTCGTATTCATCATCATCATCGTCGTCGTAACCATTGTGGTATCGCCAATTTGCCGCGAATGCTTCGCACTTTATGCAGTTGCAACCACATTCGGGGGAACGTTCACAAATGCGTTCAAGTTGTTCGTCGGATAAAATAAATGCCATTGCGTTAACGTTCTAAGATTTCGATTTTGTAATCATCACATTCAAAAGTATCTCCGTTCTTGTGTGTGTTGCACCAACGGATAGCATCGTTTGTTTCCTTGACGTTGTACACTAAGGCAAAAACCTTTTCACCGATTTGCCCGATTGTGTATTCGTCTACCGTGTTCTCTTTCTTGTTTGTGAATATTACTTTTTTCATAGTTCTATTTGTTTATGTAAGTTTTTAATCAAATGTATTTTACTTCTTTTTTGAATCTAAAAATTCTTTCATGTCATAGATGATGTAGTTCCCGCAATCTTCTATAAGACCGCAAGGAAAAGACTTTGTGTAATTGTACTTATTGTCACCCATTGCTTCACACACATCGTTAAGTGTGGGCGTGTTTATTGTTTGCTTATCGAATACAACAACACATAAGTCGTCGGAATTTCTATGTTCGTAAATTGCATAATGTCTTGTTTTCCCAAGTTTATCTCGTATAGATAAGATATAACCTTGTTCACGGCAATTTTCGTAGCGTCCAACAAGTATTTCCGCATCGTAATGATGAAATTCGTTGTTCCAACTACTTTCAATTGCTAATTCTTTATTGGCTCTAACAAAAGCAAGTACGCATTGTGCTTGCCAATTTGCGCCATCATTCATATATTTATCAACCTCAATCATACTAATATTTGTTTATTTGTTATATATTTCATTTGCCCTTGCGACGATTTTGTTACGGCACACATCATCAAGTTCCGAATACCAGAACAAGTCGCCAAGTTTTGATGTTTCCCTATGGTGAACCCACTTTGAAAAGACATGCTCGCCAAGATTATCTCCAAACACTTTCTTTGCTTCACCTATGCACCACTTGTTGCACATGTAATAGAGAAAGTTTGTCACCTCGTTATTTTTTTCCATTGTCGTTAAGTTTTTCAATGTGATACCATTCAACATCGGGTTCGTTCAATCCCCAAAAGTCGATAAGAAAATTCTCGTCTATGTGGTCGTGCATTCCATCTTCGGGAACGCTATAAGTTGGTGTTAGCAAACTTTCTCGACCATGTTCTTTAATTGTTGCTTGCCATGTAATCATAATAATAATATTTGAATTTAAACGCTTTTTCTTTGCTTGTAAGCACATTTCATTTGCTGGGTGGGTAGTTATCCCACAACGGCAAAGAAACTCGCTTAGAACGCCTTAAAATGCGCTTAAATCAATTTCTTGTACTTGTGTGTAGGTCAACTTACCACGATAGCCTCGCAAAGCAAGTTCTTCCATAAGTTCGCGCGGGGTAAAATCCTTTAAGCGCATTGCCTTCGATTCGGCTATTTGCTTTTCAAGTTCCGAAACTTTTTTCTTGTAAGCCCTACCGTCGGCACTTTTCTTGCCATTGCATTCTTTACAACTTTTCGCAATACCATAAGGTTTCTTCGCAAAGTGGTCTAAAGTTAATTCGCGGCCACATGTTGCACAAACTTTTGTTTCCATAATTGTTTTTTATTTTTTGGTTAGTAAATAGGCGACGTAATCATCGGTATGCGCAATTTCCTTAACTTTAAGAATGACATACCCATCTTCGACACCAAGCAATTCCTTGATACGCATACACAGTATCTTGCTATTGACGGCGGCATTTCCAACACTTCCGTCTTTTCTCTTTCCGTCAACAACTGGCACACCCGTTTCATCGTTCAAACACAAACAAACCTCGCCTTTCTTATTGACACGTAAAGCGGCATATTCGTAACCGCCACGTTTCTGCATATCCGATGTTATGTTTTGATTGAATGTAACGTTGAACTTTGAGCGTGTGTTGAGTGACACCTCGTCGTTCCCAAGGCGACAAGTTTTCTTGCGTGTGACATCGACAAGTTCAAAATCCTTCAATGGGTCGGCAACGTTGTCAATAGGAATTTTCTTGTCTATGTTTTGCCTCTTGTGTTCACTTTCAATTATTTTTACTTCGTCTTTGTCCATCATAACGCCGTATCTTTCTGCCGAATCTACACGCGCCTCGCTTTTCCAATGATGTGGGCTATCCCAATTATGGCGAAGAACCTTTCCTTTTCCTTTGAAATTCCTAATATCCGACATCGGGTATTCGCCCAACTTTTCAACACGGTATCTATCCCAACGTCGTTGAAAGTCCTGCCAGAAGTCATACCCAAAATGCGAATTAGTTACCCAATAGAAGGCTGATAACATCACATTGTCTGCGTCGGCTTGTACAAGATATTCCTCGACCGAAAGAGGATTTTGTTTCAACCGATACTTGATGTACAAGTTAATAAACAAATCGTCCATACCCCTGTCCTTGACAAAGTTCTTGAACATTGCAATCTCAACAAGTGTCATGTTTCTTTACACCTATACGTGTCGGTGCGCCAACTTCAAAAGATTAAAAACTATTTTGCCAAAACGTACTCGGTGACATACTTGCCCGTTTCCGTCTTTATCTTACAAGCATTGATATTCATACCACGCTCGCGCAAGTCGCAAATTCTGCTGGCAAGCCTCATGCAGCCAAACAATCTTAATGCTTCAAGGCTTGTGATTGAATACCCTTTGCGCAGGTATTCAGCAATCATGTTACACTGCGACCTACTTTCTTTCTCGTTTAAATTAATGTTTGCCATAGTCTTGTATGTTTTATCCGTAAATCATTTCACCAAACAACACCACTTGAAGAATATTCTCTGCTTGTTGCGAATCCAAGTTACCCTCGTACGCATGAACAAGATTTCGAGCACATTCACTAATATACGAGTCACCGTCAAGACAAGCCTGTATGCCGCGTTTTATATCATCAAGCGACACCGTATAAACCATTCCGCTTTCTTCATTCCACACATGGGGTAAGTTGCCATAATACTCATCCCAATCCTCGGCATACTTGTCAACGATTTCAATCGTCTTTCCTGCAAGCAAAAGTCGCGCAAGTTTGTCTTCAAAGCAATCATTTTCGCTCGCGTCTTTCAACATACGATATTCGATACTATCATACACGGCATGGAACATCGAAGAACAGTAAAGAGCCGTACTAAAGAAGCCAACCAAATCTTCGTGATTGATTTCTAAAATTGTCGTTTTTGTTTTCATAATGTTTTTATTTGTTGTACATAAATGCTTTTTTAACTCTTTGTATATAGGAAGCAAGTTTTATTTGCAAGTCCCTACCCCCCAAATCATCAAACACCCATTTCGTAAACAACGTCGGGTCAATATCCCGATAGTCGCGCATCATGCCTAAAACTTTTTGCCTACAACCGTCTTTTGTGGTGATACTCGACCAATCCCAATCGTTAGGATTTTCCGCGCTTGTAGCCAACGGAAATACGTTTCTAAGCACTTTTATAAATACTTGAACATCTTTGCTTTCGATGTTCCTTTGGTTCTTTGTTCTACCTCTTTCCATACTTTCTTTTTCTTTTTGTTCTTTTGTTTTCTTTTTATATGATTCCAGCCAAGCATCGGAAGCCCCACCCGTCTTTTCACCGCGTGCTTTCTTCGCAGCCAATGCTTTAGTGGTTCTATCACTTGTCAATTCTCTTTCGTATTGTGCAACACTTGCAAACACACCTAACAAAAGCGTATTAATCTGTGGCATGTCGCAAAAGTGAATCTCAATTCCCGTGTTAACTACCTTAAAGCAGAACTCCACGTCACGAGCGAGGCGGTCAAGTTTAGCACAAACAAGAGCGCATCCATGTGACTTGCAATAGTCTACCGCGTCAAGCAATCCGCGTCTATCTCTATGCGTTCCGCTTTCAATATCTTTAAACTCAGCAACCTGTTCGCCGCCATTACTCTTGATAAAGTCAGCACAAATCTTGCGCTGGGACTCAAGGCCAAGGCCACTTGCTCCCTGCTTGCGTGTTGACACACGGATATAAACGACAAATTTTTTCATGACTATAATTTCTTTAATTGTGAGTAATTTCTTTCAAAAGTTCATTCAATTATTCAATTTCATTTTGGATTGCTTTTCGTAAATCATCAAACATATAGTCAATATCACGACCTCTAACAATGTAGTCGTTAATATGTTGCATAAGCCAATCAATAATCTTGTCAATACTAACAAGTCCTTCTTTGGGGTGTTCATCGGACCATTCAGCACCTTTGATAAATTCTTTTCTAAAATATTCGTCGTATATATTTCCACCAACTATTTTAAATGCTGCCTGTTGTATTTCTTTTTGCCTTTCCATAACTATAAAATTTTAAATTAAACATTGTGGCGGTAGCCGTTTTCGCTACGGCTACAACGATTTTATTTATACCGCCCACCATATACACGTCGGGCAAATCATTTGCTGCCCAAACGAAAAACATCACCGTTCAATATCATTCCGATGATACCTAAGATAATAAAAAACTCCATTTTTTTGCTCTTTAATTATTGAAATACTTTTTCACTTCACTCCATGTCCCGTTTACGACTGGGTCGTGAAAACTTACGCTTCCGTCATATAACTCCCAGTGTGCATGGTCGCACCCATGAGAACCCTTTTCAAGATGTTGCACGCAAAACAACACGTCGCCCGTTTCAATGTCGCAAATAGAGAATTGGTCGTACAACGCTCCTACACACGGGCAATTGTTTTTAAAGAACACATACGTTTTCTCTTTGTCAAACCTTTTGCTGTCCATGATAGACAAAATCTTATTGCCAAGGTTTTTCGTCTTGTTTGCAAGCGAAGAATCTTTGCAGAACCAGTCGTACCAACCAGCCTCAATCTGAACCTTACTTGAAGGCGAGTTAAAATCGCCGCGCACGAAACGCTCGGCAAAAGTTTTAATATTCATTTCCATAATGTTATAGTATTTGATGTTAGTAGATTCTTTTTCCTTTACTGCTATAATGCACGCCGTTAAGACGAACAAGATAATGAAGGTGCTGGATGTCTTTTGCTTTTGCCCATTCAGCATTATAGGTCGCATCAATAATACCCATATCGTTAATAATGGCAACATAGTAGTCGCCTCTTATTGGATTGGTGTAGGTTACTTTGTAGTGCCCTGCACCCGCAAAGCGGAATTGAAATCCGCTCAAATCATTTGCTCTTGCTTTCATAATTAGTCATCCAATTTATATAAGTAAATATAATCAAATCCGTCTTTCGTCGGCAGTTCTATCTGTGCGTCGGGCTCGTGATACTCTCCATTGAAAAATATTGTGTCACAAACCGAACTCTGATAGTAGTATAGATACCGCCCATCCTTAATCGGACAAGATGGGTACATACCGAACTGATCTATCCACCACTCTTCATTCTGTTCCCATTCATTGTCGCCTTCTTCTGGAACGTCAACGATGTTCAGAAACTCACCGTTTATGGACTCCTTACAAATCCACTCTAAAATATCTAACGTTTTCATAATATAACTACTTTTATTATTTATATATATATTAATTAATAAACCATGCGCACGCGCCCGAATAAATCACAAGCAATCGAAACGCGACAAGATTCGCAAATTAGCCACATAGAAACGCCGCCACACGTTCGGAAATCGCTTGCCGTGCAAGTATAGGGCTAACCACCAAACAAGCGCACACGCGCAATAAAAACCGCCTTCAAGCGAAAGAATAACGCCCACCAACAAAGCAAGCGAACAAAACGAATAACAAATAATATTTTTCATATTTCTCTTATGTTGTTTACAAGAATTATTTCATAAATTCCAATTTAAAACCTCGTTTTCCGTCGGTTTAATTCTCCACAAAACGCCAGAGTATTTATTTTGTCTTGTCATTACGTCTGTTGCAATGTCTATGTTTGCGCAGAAAGTATCAGGAATACCTTTTGTCATGGCTTTTTCTTTCTCGTCCTCGTTAAGAGGAACAACCATATATGGATAGTCTTTTTTCATATTCTACAATTTGTTTTTATTAATTATTGTTTAACTTGTGATTGTAAGCGGAGGCGGTCTCATAATCACCGCTCGCCTCCGCCGTTATGATTGCGTCATAAAGCGCAAAGATTTCGTCCTGTTTCATAGCCCGTTTTCTTTAATCCACTTGCGCGTCTCTTTTAAAATCTCCTGAAAGTCAACAGAAGAATGCAAGATTAGACCGTCACTAAATGCGCCCTGTTGGTCGTTGCGTTCTTTGTGGTACATCATACGGATGTCCCACTCTGGTCGGTCAAGACAATACAACTCTATCGGGGTGACGTTCTTTTCTGCACTATAAGCATGCAGCCCCCAATCACAATCTACGGCTGCGTCAAAGTGCAGCCCCTTCACTTTGTATCGTATATTCACGACACGGCTCGCCTTCGTTCTCATATTCATAATATTTTTAAAAATTAGATTTCAATTTTACCCCACCAGCCGCTATCGGAAACCTCGGGGTCTTCCATACGGCTTGCACACAGCCAAAAGAAAGAGGCTACCCACGTATTCATCTCGCGATTTTCAATCTGATATAAAACGGAGTGAAAGAAATTTGTTAGCGCGTTCCGAAGTTCATTGCGATTCATCGGCACGTTTCCAAAACCGTCAGCCGCCCAAATCTTTGCACCTTTCCTACGATATTCTTCAAACGTACTATCATACGTTGATTCGTCTTTGTATGGCTCGTCGTCGCCGTACTGCTCGGCAACCGAAAGCGCGTTAAATTCGAACACCTTTACAAAATTGTCTCGGACGTTTTCAAGAAAGTACCTAAAAGGAATCTGCTTGCTTTCTTCAATTCCGTACATAAGACCTGCGGACTTAACGAACTCTATTTTATTAATAACAAAACTTGACATGATATAAAAATTTTAAGTATAACAATATTTGTTTTAATTCTAACGGCTTTGTTTTCCCCACCCTATAAAGTGACCGCCGACGCATATAAAACGCGCCAACGGCCACGGAATTAATAAAGATAGGAAATTATTTAATCGAGATATTCGTACATGTATGCCGTTTTCTCTTCGTCCTCGGCATAATAGTCGTACATAAGGTCTCTAACCTGTCCGTATATAAACGACCAGAACTTTGCCCAGTTGACATTCTGGCGAGCGTCGTGTTCCCATGCCTTCCAGTTGCAACAAAGGACAAACTCGGACATATATTCCTCGTCGTCCTTCCATGACAACATGGCGTTTTTAATCGTGTCTAAAACTCCATGCAGACCGCACCACTCGCCGATAGAGAGGTCGCTCATAAATGTGGTCTTTCTTTCTTTGCCACACTGAGCGAGGTTTTTCTCCATGCAGCGTTCCGAGGTCGCTCCATACTGAAACACATTGACGGGTATCCCCATCCAGTCATTCACTGCCTCAAATTTTGTGTTTGAGAAATTTTCGCATGCTGTTTTTATAACGGCGCGCAAACGATTTGTAAACTCTTTCTTTTCCATAATAACAATAATAAAATTCGAACAAATTTAATTTTAACATTAAGACATCAAAACATCAGCCCGACGTTTGGAACATTTGAAAACACAAAACGCTCAGCCTTCTCAATAAGGCGGCGAGTCCCATACCCGTGCAAATATAGAGCATAAATGCGCTCTAATTGCGACATCATTACATTAAACTTTTTCATAATTCCGTCCTCCTATAATTTACCAGATACGCAGCCATCGGTTCTCGTCGGTCACTAAGCACTGCCCGACCTCTATGGCGATTAAATCACGATAGCGGTCGCCGAAGACCGTGTCAATATCCTCGACCTCGTTAAACGCGCACAGGGACGCAAAGCCGTCTTTTTTCTCGTAACAAAAAATCCGTATTTATACGCGTGTTTTGTTGCGCATGTGGCAAATGTTTTAAACGTGCCCGCCTCGACCGTGTCGCTTTGCAATAATGAAAAATACTCACACATGATATATAAAAATTAAAATTATACCGTTCTCTCTGCCCGTGTACGCGTTTAATTGTGTGCCCGTGGGCATTCACAAAGGTACACAAATAAAACACGCTTAAAACGCCATAAAAACGCTTGCGGGTGCAAAGGGCTCGCCCCTTTGTGTCACAGTCGGCGCAAATGCGGCGGCGTATCTTTGTACGCCCGTAAAATTTGCGGTATGTGCCTGCACCCTATAAAGAGGGGAGGGCCGTTATTTGGACTCCCCTGTAATCATTTTAGCAATATCCTCGGCCGACTTGCCGCTAATGTTTGAAAAACAAAGTATCTTATCAATATTGCAAACGCTGCACGCCTTCAAAAAAGCGCGGGACTCTTTGTCGTCGGACACGGGACGTCCGTATCCATGTTCTGCGTACGCGCTGTCAACGCCTTCTGCCGTCTCGAGAGCCCGAAAGGCATGCCTGCGAAGCATGCTCGGATGAGCGAGCGGATAACTCATTTTGAGCGTGTCTAACTTTTGCCCGCTGTCTTTTATACGTAAAATCCAGCCAAATTTTTGCTGCGTGCAGCGACATTTTGTCAACTCGCCGACGTACACATTTACACGAATGCCACTCGCCTCAACTAACATAATTGCCGATAGCATTTTTGCCGTGGCCTCTATGATGCTCTCGGAGGAAATGCAGGCAGAAACAGATGAGTTATACATGACAGACACGACGCGTTTTGCCGTCTTGACTTTTCTGACGTTTATCATGCTGTTCGGCGTCCCTGCGAGGTACGCAGGTACGTTTGGCGCAAAACCGACGACAGAGGAATAGGTCTGGCGTCTAATACCTTCATACTTTATCCGCATTCGCATGCGAGCCACATCTGCCTCCTCTATTCTTTTCTGCAGGTCGCGGTCGCCGAACAAAAGCAACTGGTCTGCCTCTTCGTAACTATTAGACATACAGAACGAATAATTACCGCTCACGCTCGACGGGCTGCCCTCGAACGGTTTTTGTATCTTTGCATTTTTTAGCGACGCGGAAAACTCACCGATAGAGTTATACTTTTTAAATATATAGTCCTTCATTTTTGCTGTGTTTTAAGGCGTTTTAAATTGTGTGTGTGTTTAAAATAGTCGAGACGTACACATGTACGCCCCGACCAAAAAACCTGTTTAAATCAAGTTTTTGAGAGCCCTCGCCCAGGCATTTTCTTTGTTTTGTAACTCCCCGTAAATAAGTCGAATTGCGTCAAGTTCGAGGCCTTTGAACGTGCTGCGAATTAACGCCTTCTCTTTTTTGTCCTCGCGTGCCTTCATGTATTTTGTTTCACGATACGAAACGACATGCGAAATATGGAGGTTTTTGATGGCGCGGCGCACGTCCTCAACAAAGTCAACTAATTCCTCGTCGCCCTGTGCCATACATGGCAACTCCACTCGCCTGTCATATGACATTTCGTAAAATACAACACGGTCGCGGCTGCTTGCGTCCTGTACCTGGCCCGAAACATACTCCTCATCTGCACCCTGCATGCGGGTATTGCCTGCCGCCATGAATCTAAACTGCGGATGAGCCTGCACCCGTCCGATAACCGGGAAATCGTAATACCCGTTTGCAAGTGCGGTGTTCAAAACGACGCTGGCCTCTGGGTTACTGCGGTCGTATTCGTCCTGGAAATACAGGCCTCCTTCGGCGAATGCTTTGTAGAATGATGTCGGCACAAACTCGCCAGCGGCATTTCCATATCCGCGAACATCATGTGCAAACTGAACGGTCGTCTGTGGATAAAAGCGAAGGCCAAGAGCCTTTGCAACCTGCTCCGCTGTGTGTGTTTTTCCACAGCCTGCGGCTCCCCACAGATACGGCATGAAGCCGTCGTTAACGTCCTCCACTATATCCTCAAACTCTTCGCAGAACACGCCTTCGACCTCGTGAGTCTCGCCGCTATCTTTGACGACCTTAATAGTTTGTACATGTGTCGCAGCCTGCCTCTTGAGCGCGTCTATTTCGCTCTGCACGCTGGCGCGAATGTTAGACTCTATGTTAGCAGCCACATTCGCAAACACCGGCATAAATGCGGCTGCGAGCGCGTCGTTCAGTCCGTTCGTCTGAACAGTAGCGGCTGGCTGTGGCTGTGGCTGCACGCCTTCGTCCTCATGTGCATTTTCCACACATGGCTCCTCCTCCACTTCCGCTGGCTCCGTCTCTACTTCTGTCGCCTCCGTATCGGCTGACGCGGGCGTCTCGGTTGACGCAACTGGCGCAGGCTTCGGCTGACGCGGTTTTCTTGACTTTGTTATTATCTCCCAGTCGGCGGAAAGTGTGAAGGCCTGCTCGCCGTTTTCGTCTGTTGTCTCTGTCAGGATTCCGTGCCATGAGCGAATGAATTTCTGTCCCAGCGGCTTGCCTGTGTTGCTTTTTACGAGGCCGCCTTCGGCCTTTGTGTTGCTGACCTTCTTGATTTCACCCGAGGTCAAATTCTTAATTTTAATCATAATAAAATCTCCTATCTTTTAAAAGTTAAATAATAAAGTAAATAAATAAAGTAGAGGCCTCGGAAAAACTCGCCAAAGTCCGAGGCCGTGGAAAAACTTTGTTCTGTTGTGTTTTCTTTTTCTTTATTGCGTTAACGCTTCGACTGTCACCAGTGCTCGAATTGTATTTGCAAAGATAAAAACACATGAGGCAAAGAATACGCTTTCCGTTTGTGGACGTTTTTCTCGCTTTAGTTTATACATTTAAGCGGGAAACAAAAAAATGTTTATAGTCTACTGTCTTAATTTAAGTCGGCTGGTTGCTGCCTGTAGGCCGTTGCTGCTCATTCAAAAACGCCGCACAATATAAAACGTTTTGAAGCCGAGGTAATCTGGCTCATGTGCATTTGATTCCACATGAACGGTTCCGCTCGATTTGCATTCCAGCGGGGAGGTCGTTTCAGTGCGAGTCCCGCTGGCGATTTAAGACCTCCCGTCTAATCTAATAGAATGTATCCGCTCGCTTGAGGGTGATGCTTGCGACCCTGTGGGGTGATTTCTTAAATCTGATGCAAAGATAATACTTTTATCAATAGCCTCCAAATATTTCGGCAAAAAAGTTATTTTTTTAACTTTTCTACATATTTGGATACATTTATTAAGATTTTAAGTTAAAATATCTTTATTGGGCGAGGTTTGTGAAAAGTTGCACATTTAATGCTTTTTGTGCAGTTTTTTCATTTGGTTGCAAAGTGTATTTTTGTACACTATTAAAAAGGGATGCCAGTATATAATTGCTATTAATGTATATTAATGTACACGTATTGCACGCGCGTATAATATAACAATTTAGAAATATCCGATTTAAGCACGTTTCCTTTGCGCGTGTTGCGTTTATTTGTGGCAAAGGTATAATTTATCCGCCAACAAATAAATCACCGTTTTGTGTGCGCACACAATACACTTTGCATCGTTTTACTTTCTTTCCCCGTTTAATATATGCTTTTTTGTGTTGTTTGTTTTTTGTTTGCTTTTATTATTCTTTATTGTTAGTTATATTGTGTTTGTTTCATATCGTTTTATTTGTGCTTTATGTTTTAACATTGTGTGCGCACACAATTATACAATGTTAACAAATGTTTTGTGTGCGCACACAACACGTTAAATTTATGGCAGGTATGTAATTTATCGTTTTTTTGATTTAAACGCAACACAGGCAATTTATTGCGTTTTTCGTTTTTTTGACAGTGCTTTAATTATATTACGTAACCGCTTGAATTTCAGTGAGTTAAATGCTTATTTTTTAAAAAGGTACGTTAATTGCTTGATATTCAGTGAGTTATAAAATACGCAAAATCTTTGCGCTTTAATAATGTGATGTAAATCGTTGAAAATTAAGCAGTTACAAAGTACGTTATATTATTTAGAATAATTCTAAATAAGAAAATTATATCTAAACTGCACACAAACACAAAAAAATGTGCAGCCACATAACGCGCACAAAACTTTACAATAATACAAAGTTTTTCTTTTTCTTTTATATATTTTCTTTTTATTTGTATTATTTATTTGTTTAGATATATTCTAAATAAATATATATATATTATATAAAAGAAAAAAATATTTACAGCAAAAAAGTGAGCCAAAATTTCGCATAAAGAAAAGCACATGCAAAGTTATATTATAACTGCGTTTCTTGCGCTTTTTTGTCCCGCTCTTGCGTTTGTTTGCGTGTGTCCTTTGCGCCGTCCATGTTAAGGAGTTTCGCGTGCTGTCGTGCCTAAATGATGTTTTTATTTTTGCGAAACGAACGTTTTAAAATCGTAACACGTTGAAAATCAAGTATTTGCACGAAAATAAGGGGAGGGGAGGGGGTAAAACTGGCTAAAAACCGTGTGGTGCATACCCCTTAATTTTGAAAAAAAAGAAAATTTTCGAAAAAGAAAAAATTTTCAAAAACGAAAAAAGAAAAATTTCAAATTTCTTGTATAATATAAATATTAATATTATTTTTGTCAAGTCTAAATATATTATATATATATTATGATGTTTTGTTTTACGTGCGCGTGCGCATACGTGCGTGTATATATACATATTAATTAATATCTTAATAAGGAAATCTTTATATATAAAGAAACCTTTATAAATATTAAGAAATTATAATATTTTGTTGTTTTTGTTTGAATATTAAAAATAATTATATACTTTTGTGGTTGAATTTATATATATTTTTATTTTAAACTTTATATTTATATGAAAACGAGATTATTAAGAAAGTTGCGCAAGCGTTTTGCGCGGAAGTACACCATTCGTAGGTGTGTAGGTGGCTGGGGTTTATATTACGGCTATCGTTCTTATGACTTTTGGCGTTGTAGTGACTTAGAGACTGTCAAGGCGCGTTTTTTAGATGTTGTACGTCGTGACATTCTTGATTACGTTTCCTCTTTTAGGAAAAAGTTTCGTTATTTAAATCGTTCAATCACTTATTATCCTTGGTAGTTTTTGTTATGGAAAAGACTAAGATTAAGAAAGAACGTCTTTGGGGTAGTGCCCTTGGTGTTGTTGGTGAGGATTTAGTCCGTCCTTTGTCGTTAATTGAAAGTGTCCTTAGTGAGATTTTGCGAGAAAAGAAGGATTACGACAAGATGTTGGAATCGCGTGGTGTGGATGTTGATAGTGATGCTTTGCATCGTCGTTATTTGGAACTATCTTGTGACCTTGGCGCATTGCATTCCGTTCTTACGGGTGGCAATGTTATGATGAGTGGTATCATTTGCGATATGCTTGAAGATTATGTTATGAACAAAAATTGCAATTAGAAAGAGATATGAACAAGAAAACAAACGAGTACATCAAGCGTGCGCACGAAATGGCGTGCAATCATGGTTTTCACGACAAAGAGTTAAGTATTGAGCATTGTTTGATGTTGGTAATTACCGAGATTTCCGAGATGGTTGAAGCAGACCGCAAGGGAAAGTATGCGCAAGTGGCGATGTATGAAAGCCAAAAGAATACGCCACAATCAGAAAACTTGAAAGAGGCGCATAGGAAGTTTTGCTTCGAGACTTTCATCAAAGATTCGTTTGAGGACGAAATGGCCGATGTGTGCATTCGTCTGTACGATACTGCGGGGACGTTTGGGGTGACTTTCGAAGAAGATGAAATGAACCTTGACATGCACAAAGAGTACGAGGAATATTTTTTGCCTTTGTCGCTAACGGAAAAGACCTTTGCGCTTTGCGGAGTGTTGTTGAAAGCCCTTGGATGTAGCCGCCCAAAAGACATCATTGGTTCGTCTTTGTATCTCATTGAACTCATTGCCGAGGAAATGCACATAGACCTTTTTTGGTTTATCGAGCAAAAGATGGAATACAACGAAACGCGCAAGAAGTTGCACGGGAAGAAGTATTAAGGCTTAAATCGTGCGTTCTAAGCGTAGATTTTTGTCTTTGTGGGCAACTTATCCACCCAATAGGTAAAAACGCGTCAAAACGCACGAAAACGGGCAAATTTGGCATTTATTTTAAATTTACACATTATGAACAACAAGAATTACGAGTCCATTCCCGAATGGAAAAAGGATTTAACGAGAAAAATCGGTCTGTTTGGTCTTGGTGACTTGCGCAAACTTGCACCTATTGGTGATTTAGGTTATGCTAACGGGTGGTATTGGAATCCAAGTCACGAAAAAGGGTGGTTCTATGGTGACATGGAGAAATCCGTAATGGAAGCCTTCCGCGAACAAGGGTTTAAGTTCGACAAGGGATATTCAACGGGTTATCGTCAAACCGACCACCACCACATTTGCACCGAATTAGGTTTGCGTTATTCCGTGGATAGTGGAGATTAGGTAAGTTTGTTCAAGAAACACAATTTTAGTTATGATAGAATTAGATAAAATTTACAACGAGGATTGCTTGCAAGGGTTGTTAAAATTGCCCGACAATTCAATAGATTGTTGCGTAACGTCCCCACCATATTACGCATTGCGTGATTATGGCGTGGACGGGCAGATTGGCTTAGAGGAAACACCAGAAGAATATATCCGCAAATTGACGGAGGTGTTTATGGAGGTGCATAGGGTATTAAAGCCCGAAGGTACTTTATGGTTGAATATTGGTGATAGTTATTGGGGCGGGGGTTGGCGTAATGCTGCGTTTAACGAACATAGTGGCGATTTGCAGAAAGGGTCAAAGGGAACTTATTGCGGAGAGTCAATGCCAAGCCTTAAAGGAAATGTTGGCGTTTACAAAAATAAAGACCTTATCGGCATACCTTGGACGCTCGCATTTGCTTTGAGGCAAAGTGGTTGGTATCTGCGGCAAGATATTATATGGCATAAACCCAATCCAATGCCCGAAAGCGTAACAGACAGATGTACCAAGTCGCACGAATACATCTTCTTGCTATCTAAGTCGCCGAAGTATTACTTTGACTATGAGGCAATACAAGAAAAGGCAATAGGTAGTGATAAGCCAAGAGTGTTTGGTGCAAACAACCAAAATGGTACTATGCGTAATGATATTGGTAGAGTGTTTACTCCCAGAAAGTCAAAAAACGTGCAATACGATGGGCAAAAACCGAACACTATGCACCTACGCAGAGAACAAGGGTTGCCAGATGAAGAATATTCGGTTAGAAACAAGCGTGACGTGTGGTCTGTGAATGTTCATCCCGATAGTGTTGCGCATTTTGCAACATACCCCGAAGAATTGATAATGCCTTGCATACTTGCAGGTTGTCCGAGTGGTGGTGTTGTGTTAGACCCATTTATGGGTAGCGGAACTACGGCAAGGGTGGCACGTAAACTTAATCGTCATTTTGTGGGTTTTGAACTTAACCCCGAATATTGCAAGATAATAGAAAAGAAAATACAAGTTGAAAAAGATTTATTTTATTAAAATTTATTTTTATGGAAAAGTACAAGAATGAAAACAAGATTGTGATAAACTATCAAAAGCGGTTGACTACGGTTGACGTGCGTGAAATTGTGGCAATGAACCATCCGAACGAGGGTGACAAGTTCTTTCGCGTGTATTTTGAAAATGCCGTTTGGCAGGTTTCTTGCGACCAACATGATAGGTTGTACAAAGCATGGATGGCGCAATGACAATTATTAATTCAACAAAAAAAAGAAAATAATATGGAAAATTCGATTATCGTACAAATAGAGAAAATCTTAGACAAGCAAACATTCACTTCAAGCAAGACGGGAAACGTCTATGAAAAATTTTTCTTTGTCGGGAAGACACAAGCGCAATATCCAAAGACAATCGCCTTTTCGGTGATGGGTGCGGAAAGGTTCGAGAAACTTGGTATTGTGGTAGGCAAAACGTACAACATTTCGTTTGATGTGGAAAGCCGCGAATGGAATGGAAAGTATTATACCGATATAACCGCATGGAAAGCCGTTTGCGTTGATGGTGGCAATGCGCCACAACAAGCATCATCCAATGTTCAAAATCCGCAACCGCAACCACAAGCCGCGCCGCAAACTACAACGAATGCCAATGATGATGGTCTGCCATTCTGATGCGTGTTTCGTTCACGAAAAGCAAATGATTATGAACGCACAAAATAATGAAACCCTACAAGCCCTGTGCCGTGAATACTTAAAAAGGTTGCGGTACATGGGTAGGAAACACGGTATAGATGTTGATGCGATTATACGTGCCAACAAGCGCAGGGAATGTGTCGCAACAAACAAGGAGGTTGAAATGCTTTCACGTTGTGTTGATGACGAGAGAATATCACGGAAGGATATTCCCGAATTACTTGGTAAATCATACCGACAATGCGAAAGCGACGGTGTGTTTGACCGTATCAAGAAACTGCGCCACGTAGGTATTTATTCTAAAATTAGTTCTTTATTATATAAAAACAAAATAAAATGGTAATGGAACAAGAATTTGACTTATTTGGAAACCCAATAGAGGAAAAAGGAGACCTTAAAAGGGATTTCGGCGCAAATCCGTTTTCTATTCTTGACACAAAGGATGGGCTTTGGCAAGCAAGAAAAAAGAAATGGATTAATATGGGTATCAAATCCGAAGTTGGACGTGACGCGGTTACATTCCACATGAAAGATTGGGCTGACAAGAAAGGGCAAGAGGGTACGTTGCGTGGAAACAAATTGCCAAGCGATACATCTATCTTTGACCCAGTATTGTGCGAACTTATGTATCGTTGGTATTGTCCGAAAGGCGGTTCAATACTTGACCCGTTTGCAGGAGGTTCGGTACGTGGTATTGTCGCAAACTATCTTGGCTATCATTATAGCGGCATAGACATTAGACAAGAACAAATAGAATCAAACCGTGAACAAGCGTTAGACATTCTTGGTGTGGACAACATGCCACAATGGTATTGCGGCGATAGTAACGTTGTTCTTGAACGCGATTGGCAAAAACAATTCGACCTTGTATTCACTTGTCCTCCATACGCGGATTTAGAAGTCTATTCGGATTTAAAAGGAGATATATCAAACATGGATTACGACGATTTTATATTCACGTTTGAAAGCATTATGCGAAAGGCTTGCAAGTTATTAAAACGTGGAGGTATGGCAATCGTTGTGGTTGGTGAAGTCAGAAATAATCAAGGAAACTACTACGGTTTTGTCGCCGACACAATAAAACTTATGCAACGTTGTAGTGGCATGGGATTTTATAATGATGCGGTTTTGGCTACGTCTTTAGCAAGCGCGGCCTTACGTGCTGGTGGCAATATGAAATCGGGAAAGTTGGTAAAGGTGCATCAAAACGTCTTAATGTTTAAAAAATCGTAAATAGTTTGCATATTACAATTATTATAATTATCTTTGCACTACCCTATCAACCATGTGTTGAAAAGGTTGTGGTGGCGCAGTTCCCGAAAGGGTGATTTCTCTTAGTTATATTGGTTGGCTCGCCACTTTTCCAAGAAATAACCGTTGATGCGTTGTCGGTCACAAAGGCGCATTAAGCGAAAAGATATAAGTAATTACTATTTTTGCCTACGGGCGGCATGAAAGTGTAGTGACCGACACAAGTAATGCCGCTCGTTGGTTTTTAAAAAGGTCACAAATTATGAAGAAAGAGTATTTATCGGCACTTGCCAGCCCACAATGGCAAAAGAAACGTCTTGAAATCATGCAAAGAGACAACTTTACTTGCCAATTTTGCGGATGTAAGGATAGAACGTTGCACATTCATCACAAAGTGTACGAAAAAGGAAAGAAACCTTGGGAATACGAAGACAAGGATTTGATTACTTTGTGCGATAGGTGTCACGAATACATAACCGATGAAAAAAACAATCTTTACGAAAATTTTACCAATGCAAGAGATTGTTTTAGAAAGTTTGGTTTTAGTGATTCGATTTTTAATGCAATTTTGTGCGGCTTTTGTTCTTTTTTTGAAAGCATAAAAGAACAAGAAAAACTTTGGAATTTTGATATAACAAAGCAAGACATCCATAATGCTGTTATGAGCACCCAAAATTATGACGATGTTAAAACCCTTGTTAAATTGGGGATTAAAGAAAAGGAATTGGTGAATTTCAATTATCCTATTTTTCTTGAAGACTATGATAATGCTAAAATAGATGAAAACGTATCTTTACTTCTTAATGATTGATTGCTAACATGGAAAGAAACGATTATATCACCATCCAAGCCTACATGGTAACGGAACTTGGATTGAGCGGAAACAATTTGATTATCTATGCCCTTATACATGGTTTTTGTAAAGATGGAATACATGAATTTAAGGGTAGTATAAATTATATTTGTGAATGGACTAACCTAACACGAAACACCGTGATAGCCATTCTAAAGCAATTAGTTGAAAGTGAATTACTCGTAAAGAGAATATACAAGGAAAATAATGTTGCTTTTTGCGCTTATTCATTGGGTAGTGCAAAAATTGCACCACCAGTGCAAAATGTGGATGATGGTAGTGCAAAAATTTCACCCAATAATAATATAGATAATACTAAATTGAAAAAAGATAAAGAAGAATCTTTATCTAAAAGTGCAAGCGATGTGGAACTTTTTGAGAAATGTTGGATTGCATATAGGAGAAAAGGGAAAAAAGGCAAATCCTTACCGTATTGGAAAAAACTAACTGAAAGTGAGAAGCAAATGGTACTTCCACATATCAAGGCTTATGTAACAAGTCGTGAATTACAATTCCAACAGGATTTTGAACGATACCTACGCGATAAAACATTTACCACAATCGTATTTTTAAAAAACAAGGTTATATACGACCCGACAAAAAATAATGGCGCAACATACATGCCAATATGCGACGGTGCATTATCATGGAGCGACGATTTAAATTGTTATGTTTACGTAGGAATGTACTACGGACACGTTTCAGATGGATATACAGATGAAAACCGTCCTAACGGCGCAAAAGTGTTCCTTGGAAATGGTGGCGGTTATATCGTTTGGAATAGCGAAACAAAAACTTGGAATAAAATCTAATGACGCAAAATCAAATTACAAAATACAACGCCCTCATAAAGCGTAGGGAACAACTTGCGAACTTTATATACGTTAGCGACTTTACGATATTTGCAAGTAACGGAATAATTCTTGATGCTGCGGTTTCGCTTGCTAAAAAAACAATAATCGAAATAGACAAAGAAATAGCAAATCTGTGATGATAGAAATTGGATATATAAAAGTAAATCATGGTAGATAAAGTAGAACTCAAAAAGACGTGGGACTTATTCGTTGGTGTGGATGGATTTACTGAGGTGCGCATATTAGGTAAGTTCCAATATAGTGGTTATTTCAAGTCGTTTGAAAATCTTTGCAAGCAACTTGAACCATATACCGAAATGGATGATGAACAAATCTATTTCGTAATGAACAAAATCAAGGAAGATTGTTTTGCAAGACCTCAATGTGAAAAGTTTGTCAAATCTCCGAAAGCCACAACTAAAGATGACGAAACCATAATAAGAAAATGGCTTCTTTGCGATTTTGACCCCGTGCGATTACCTAACATATCATCGTCAAACGAACAATTTGAACTTGCACACAAGAAAGCGCAAGACGTTTTCCGTTTCTTGAAAGAGAAAGGCTTTTCGGATATGGTTGTTGCAATAAGTGGTTCTGGATGGCATTTGCTGATTCCAGTAAACATTCCGTGTAATGACGAAACCGACAAAGTTGTAAAGGACTTCTATACATACATGGGTAGCGTGTTTAGTGATGACAAGGTTGAATTTGACGAAAAAGTTTACAACAGGTCACGCATTACAAAACTCTACTCTACTTATGCAAAGAAGGGCGCAAACCTGCCAACAAATCCGTGGAGGCAGTCAAAGATAGTGTATATTCCAAAAGAATTGAAACCTACACCTATAGAGAAAATCAAGGAACTTGCAGACCTTGCGCCAAAGGAAGAACCAAAGCAAGCCCCCAATAGACCTAATAGGCAATTTGGTAATTGGAATGCACCTTTTGATTTGCGAACATGGCTAAATGAGCATGGTATTGTTTATAAAGAAGAAAAAAATGGTGATGGCACAAAGTTTGTGTTAGAGCATTGTCCGTGGGAAGATACACATAGCAACAAGCAGAAATGGGATAGTGCGTTATTTCAAAACAAAGATGGACAAATCACATTCTCATGTTTTCATTCGCACTGTAAGACAAAGACATGGTTTGACGTGCGTGCATTCTACGAGCCAAATGCTTACGATAGACCAATGTATCAACCGCAATACCAAATGCGCGCCTACCAACCGCAAAAGCCTAAATACGAAATCAAGGACGTGTTACCCGAATTAGGAGAAAAGTGGTTGTCTATTTCGGCTATCAAGAAAATCGACTTGTCGCAAATAGAAAATGTGAAAACGGGTTTTACGGAACTTGACAAGAATATAGTCGGTTTGAATATGTCCGAGGTAACGTTACTTTCGGGTAGCAATAGTAGCGGAAAGTCAAGTTGGCTAAACACGTTGATACTAAACATCATCAATCAAGGTGTAGGTTGTGCTTTGTGGTCGGGGGAATTGCGCCCAGACATATTGAAAACATGGATTCAAATGGTGGCCGCGGGAAAGTCAAATCTTAGGCTTTCCAATTATGGCGACGGGAAATACTACGTCCCAAACGCTATTGCTGAAAAAATAGATGAATGGCTTGACGGAAAGTTTTTCTTGTACAATAACGAATACGGGAACACATGGGAGCAAATATTCCATGATATGAACGAACTGCTAAAAGCGAATGTTAAGGTGTTTGCGTTAGACAATCTTTTTAGTTTAAATATCGACCTGTTAGAGGGTGATAGAAACAACAAGCAAAAGGAATTGATATTACAAATTAAGGAGTTTGCGAAGAAAAACCAAGTGCATATAATTCTTGTTGCCCATCCAAGGAAAGTGATGAGTTTCCTACGCAAGAATGACATTAGCGGTAGTAGTGACTTGACGAATGCAGTGGATGATGTTTTTATTATTCATCGTGTAAACAATGATTTTTTTCGCGCAGGTGCCGAGTTCTTTGGCGAAAGCGAGATTAATCATTATCGTGGTTATGGAAATGTTATCGAGGTGGCAAAAAATAGAATGTACGGCGTTGTTGACTTAATGGTAGGTATGCAATACGAGGTGGAAAGTCGTAGGTTCAAGAACACGATGGACGAAAACATTCGATATGGATGGGAAATAGAACCCATACAAAGCACGATGTCATTTGGTGATAAAGGGAATTACCAATCGCGAGAAATTTCATCCCAAGAAAATGATAGTATGCCGTTTGACCCCTACGTTGGCAATGATGCTCCATTTTAATTAAAAAAACATTAATATTTGGTATATTAAAAACAAAATGTTATATTTGCAACCAAATAACAAAAGGTGGGAAACCGCCAACAATTAAAATAAGGCGTTCTAAGCGCATTAAATTCTTTGAGGGTATTACCTTACCACCCTTGCGTAGAAATGCGCCCAAAATGGCTAAAAAGTGGCTTAAAACGAAAAATACAGATTACGATACAATATACATGAACGAATTATTTAAGGAAATGACCGATTGGGATTACAAAACATAGAAACAATATTAAAGAAAGAACTGAAAATAAAATGAATAGATTTATATTACAAGGATTTATAAACACAATCAAATATTTGCCAGATTCGTGCTTGGTTTTTATTGACGACTACGAAGCAGGTTACAAACGTCCTAATGGCAAAGTAATTGAGGATAAGTATATGTCATGGAAAGTTATATTTCCGAACGGCATGAAATCTTTTATCACAAAATACTTTGGCAATGGTATGTTGGTTGATATTGTTGCAAAGATGAAACCCTATGAAATCGAACAAGAAAAAATAATAGAAGGGTATAGTTGCTTGGGTATGAGCATACAAAGAGCAAGTTATCCAAAGTCCGCCACAAAGCGAGAGATAAAGATGATTAAGGACAGTCAATCAAATATGGGCGAGAAACCCGATTTGGACAGTTTTATTACACCCGATTTTTAGTTTCACAATCAAATATGTTAAGTTATGAGTAACAAAAAAAACATCAAAGAGCAAGTTCGTTCGGATGTAACGATGCTTGAAGAATTAACGAAAATCAAGAAAGACGTTGAGACCTACAAGAAAGTTGGCGAGGAAATGGGCGAGGAAATTTGTTCCCTTAAACGCCAGAACTCAGGGCTAAAAGCGAGAAACACCGTTCTTAATGGTGAAATAAAGAAACTACGAGAACGTGTCGAATACTACAAAAGTTATGCCGAAGAAGGCGATGAATTGAATGAGAAAAAAGTTGAAAAAATCGAATGGCTTTCAAACGAACTAAACAAATCTGAAGAAAATCTTGAAAAGTCATTAAAGCATGCAAAAACGTTGCTTGAAAAAATTGCGACGTTGGAAAAACAAAATGCTACCATGCGTAAAACAATCGAAAGTTATAAAGCACTGCCTTGGTATAAAAGGCTATTTTCTTGCAAATAACTTTTTTGCCATCAATAATATATATACAAATGAAATGCCGCCTATCTACTATCTATGAAGAAAGCGGCATTTCTCTTTTAACAACAATAAAAATATATAATATGTTATGTTTGAGGAGCGTCAAGGCAATGTAATGTAATAGTTCCCATAATCCAAGATTTATCACCACGTTTTAATTTATAAGTGGTTGGTTTGTATTCTTTCAAGCACACACAATGCACAAACTTGTTATTTACGTATGATGATTGAATCCACACATCGGAATCGGTCATATATGAAATAAAGGCATCGTGGACCGACAAGACATCAAAACTTGCGCTTGGGTTTTGTGCATATTTCTTGCGTATAATAAACGTTATCTCAATATCTATATTTTCGCGTACAACAACGGGGGTGTTTGTTGTTTCACTAATTGTAGTAATAAGAAAATCTTCTTCCTGCGAGTCTACCCATTGCGCCATGTAAATGTTTATTGGTTTTCCTTTTGCGAGAAATCCGTCCATTTTCAAAATGCGTAACCCATTAAACATTGTTTCGATGTTTTCAAACGAACCGCTTGAGGAGTTTTTTACTTGATATGTCATAACCTAAGTTCCTTTCTAAATTCTTTTATATTACCTAATGAATACTTTCCGTACACAACTTTTGCTTTGTCCGAATAGTTGTAAATCGTAACACCACAAGTGTCATCGCAATCGGCAATTGTGATTTCGGATGTATCAAAAAGATATACCCTTACACATGAATATCCCTCACACGTAAGCCTTATCTTACTACCATTGCTTATGTAAAGCGTAGGACAAGAAATCTTTGGTACAAAAACATCTATATCCTTGCAATACGAAAAGTGTGTCACATCGGTATTAACCACCAAATCGTGATTGTAGTCGATATACCACATGTAAGAGTAGCCTTCTACGTTATCGCAATCATGCAAAACAAAACCATTGATGTAGTCTTTGAAAAAAGTTTTAATTTCATCCTTAGTTACTACACCTTGGTTTAATTTCGTTGCCATCCACGGCACTGATTGTTGGCGCATAGCCAATCGTGCAAGGTTTAGTTTATTATCGTGACAATTTCTTATTTCATCGCGATAATCCTTGCACAATCCGCTATTGTATGCGTCTTTTAGAAATTCCAAATAATATTTTTCCATATAAAATTTTGTTTATGTTACGATACCATTTCAACCCTAACCGCCATACCATTAGGATTACTCCATCCGTTCAATATGCTTTGTATTGACATTTGCACTTGGTACGATGATTGAAGTTGCAATAGTATTTGGCTTACGGTTGCCGTTTGTACATCCAAGTCGAAACCAACAACGGCATCGCGAATTTGCGTTAATAAATCGCTATGTAGATACACTTGTTGGCTTACACTATTCATGTACGCTTCCAAGGCATTTGCCGTAGACTCGCTCATAGACTGCAACCCTTGTTGTAAGGCGGACAGTTCTTTGCTTTCCTTTGTTGGTGATATTATTCCAAGGTTTTCAAGATTGCCATAGAACTCTCCAAGCGCAGTGTTTATTTCGCCAGCCGTGATGCCTGCTTGTTGTGCAAGTTGTCGTAACTCGTTTGTAGTAAGGGCAACCCCTCCCTCACTCTCACTGCTTGTCATTCTGTCGAGTTCTTTGTAGATAGGTTTTAGTAATGTTTCGACAATCTTGCTTGTCATTGCTTTTTTGATTAGGTTGTAAATCATGTCATTCATCTTTTCCTGAATGGCATCAAGCGTTGTTTCTCCTGCACGCCAAGCCTGCACCCAAGCATCAACAAATGCTTCTGCCGCGGATTTTACATCATCCCCCCAAAGATTATTAACGACATCTTCTTTTAGGTCTTCTATCTCGTGACGAAGTTCGTATATAGTTTCCTCGTATTGTTTTATGGCATCGTTATCCCTATCCTTGGAACGCTTAGAACGCTCGAGTGCCATTTGCCGCTCAAGTTCTGCAAGTTGGGCTTCTTTGTTTTCAATTGCCGTGCGCCTTAACATTGTTTCACTCGTACCCAATGCCTTATTTGCTGCTCGTTCCAAACCATCGTATGCCAGTGCCAATTGCCTAACATACTCCTTGCTCTTGTTTATTTCTCGGTTTAGTCTCCTTGTTTTTGCTGAACCTCCGCCAAAAATGCTCGCAATAGAATCCCCAATACCAGTGAATATATCAACAACACCACCTACCACGCCAAATACATTGCCGCTTTGTGCAGATGATGTAATTTTGCTTATACCGTCACTTGCTTTTGAAAGGCCATCAATCAGTCCGTCAATTTGATGCCCCAACAACGTTTCACCCTTGCTTGCATCAACACCAAACAATTCGTTCATTTGGTCGCGCAATTCTGCAAGTCCTTTCATGTTGGAAGCAACCATTTGTGCGACTTGTAACATCTCGCTTTTTGCAAGTTTGGCGGTTAAATTGTATTTATCTGCCTTTTCTTCTGCAATTCTAAGTTGTTCCTTCAAATATTGCAATATCCTATCTTCTGCATCAATTTCAATTTTAAGAAAATCAAGATAATTTTGAGAAGTTGCGTTATTCGCTTTCGCCTGCTCGTATTTTTCTTTTAGCGCGGCAACGTTCTTTTCTTGCGCGTCATATTCTTTTTGTGCGTTCCTAAAAGCCTCATTCGCCGCTTTTCTATTGTTAGCGTTTTTTATGTAGTTCTTTAAATCTTTTGTTAGTGTTTTGAACGGACTGCGCTTAGTAAGTTTTTGTTCCAACTTTTCATATTGCGATATAAGCGTTTTAAGTTGCTCTGGTTTCAAGTCATTCATTGAGTCCATTAACTCGCGCAAACGGTCACGCATATCACGAATAGTCTTGGTGGAAATGTAGTCAAGGTTTTCAAACATCATTGTGTAGTAACGGCTGTTTTTGAAAGCATCAAATTCTACATTTGACTTTTCACGACTTGCACCTTGATTGATTGCGTTTAACTTGGCGTTATATTCAGGGCGTTTGCGCATTTCCTCTGTGTAATACGCTTCGTTAAGTTTCTTTATCTTTTCAAGCCTGTCTGCTTCGATTTCGGCAATCTTATCAGAATATCCACCGTATTTTTTTACATAGTCATCAAGCATTTTTTCTGAATCCTCGATGTTTTTCTTGAATATGTCACGGAAAGTTTTTTGCCATTTTGCAAGTTCTTTAATTGCTTCGCTTTCCTTTTCAAGTTCAGAGGTTTCTGCAAACGTGTCTATATCACTTTGCATAATGTCAAACGGGGATTTGATATTCAGTTCGGCAAGTTTGCGATTTATAATATTTTGCGCCCTTTCAAGCGTCTCGCCAAAAGTTTGTGGCAATGCACTTGTGTCGATACCAAGCATGTCCGCGAACATATCGCCAAGTTCTGGGTTTGCATCAAGTTCTATACCAAGTTCGTATTCGTCTTTAAGTTTACCAAGTTCGTTGTTGAGGCCATCGGTAAGTTTCTTCATATCGTAAGCCTTTGCGTCAATGGTTAACTTTTGTATTTCAACATCTAAATCTTTTAAGGATGATGTTTTTACCTTTCCGCTTGCTATTAACGAATCTCTTTGCCGTGTAAGAGAATCAAGCAATTGTTTGACGTTCTTTCCAGCAAAATCCGATGCATTAAACTTGTCTATGCCGTACTTTTGCAAAACGTTATTTATGCGCAACAAAGTCGTTTCGTAACCTTGCGAAGCCATATTAATAGCATCGTAATTAGAAACACCAGCCTTTCGTAATTTATCGTAATTGCTTTGTATTTCCTTTACAATGGAAAGTTCGTCTTTTATCGCGGTTGCAACCTCATCTATTTCGTGTTTTTGAGCAGCGTTTGCCTTTCTATTTGCAGCGTTTGCCTTTCTATTTTCGGCATCTATTTCCTTTTGTGTCTTGTGGTTTTGATGGAAAAGGTCAAGAAGATTCTTGTTTTGGTTTATTTGCGTGTTATTGTTGTTTATGCGTTCTTTCGCCCAAGCAGTATTATCTTGTTCGTAGGTCTTATTGTCGGCTTCCAATTTTTTTATTTCTTTTCGTCTTGCATCAACCCAACTTGTTAGGTCTTGTTGGTTTGTTGGAAGTAACGCATTGCTGCCGAAATCCATCATAGACGGTGCTTGGGAAATACGTTTTTGTACTTCCTTTTGAAAATCGCTTAGTCCTCCAGAAGCAAATGTTATGCCTATATGTATTTTAAGTTGACTTGCGTCTTTTACCATTTGAGCAACAGCATCGTAGGCGTACGGCATCGAGTTCTTGAAATATTCAAGATTTTTGTCAACCGCCTCTTGTTGTGCTTTTGACAACGTTTTTTGCTTGTCATTAACCCAATCATCAGTAATGTCTTGGAACGCGGCACTTGAATTGTGTCTTAGGCGTTCCATGAAAGTGTTCCAAAGACTCGTGTTACTATCAATGGCATTGTTGGTAAGGTCTGCCATCCTTCGGTCAAGTTGGATGTCAAATATCTGCGCAAGTTCTCCTTTAATCTCGGGGTTCTTTGCTTTGATTTGCGCCCTTATGCGTTCGTATATTTCATTAATCTGCAAAGGGTCTGTGATGTTGTATGCTCGAATAAAATTATTTATACTTTGCGCAGTTTTTTCTAATTCAATAGCAAATTCTGCGGATGTTTCAAGGACGTTTCTTTCACGCTGTGCTGGAGTGTCGTTAGATAAGAAAGACCTTAAAAAACTATAGTCATCGTTTAAGTGTTCAAGTGCTTCTGCATAGTCTTTTAAATCAGAAACAACACCTTCACCAAACAAACCAAACCATCCCTTATCGGATGAAAACTTAATAGTGGTGTCCTTTAGGTCTTGTAGCGCGGCTTGCGCTTTTTGGATATTAGAAACATAATCAAAACCTACTTTTACTCGCTCGTTTATATCCTCAATTTGTAACAATTCGGCTATTAGTTTGTTGCTTGACATTGCCGATTGTTCAATTTGTGATTGGATTTCACCCCACGCCTTTTCGCCTTGTTCTGCGGTTAGTGCGTTTTGTTTTGCAAGGGTAAATGTTTCTCTATTTCCTTTGTTGTTAAGAAATCCAAGTAGTGATTCGGACGCTTCTGTTGCATTCTTTTTTATATCGTTGTTAAGGGAAACAATTTCTTCGTGCGCACGTTTTAATTGCATGCCCAAATCAACAAGCGCAGTAATGCCGACAAATACCCATGTCCAAGGGTTAGCCGCTAAAGCCATGAGACTTCGACCTAAACCTTTTGCCGCATTAGCCAACCATCCCATTTGTTTTGCCGTGGTAGTAAGTTCCGTTGCCATTACTCCAAAACGATTAACAGCAACCATTTGTGCAACTTTTAGTAAGCCAAAAGACAAGACTAACGATTTTATAATTCTGTCAATAGAAGACCAATTTTGCAATAAGGCTTTCAAACCTCTAATTGGTAAGGTTAATAATGACTGGTTGCTTGCACCTATTTCGTTTAGCATATTATTCCATGCTAACGTAAGGTTAGCCATTTGAACGCGCAACGTTTCTGCTTGTTTTGCTTGAAACTCAAAGAATTTTCCTCCTTCATCGGTTACTTTGTTTATTACCGCCATAACATCAGAATAGGAAACCATTTTCTTAGACATTCTACTATAAACGTCGCCCGTAGTGACAATTCGCCCTTCGAGTTCGGTATAATGTTTTGCAAGTTCGGCAACAATAGGCAAACCAGCATTTGCAAAGTCACGCGCATCTCGCGCAGTAAGAACCGTTTGTGCTCGTATCTGCCCTAAGTTATACGTTAATCGTTCCATTGGTACACCCAAAGCCGCACTAATATCCGCAAGCCTACGTGTGGTATCTACAACCTCTTTTGCTTCAAAGTTGTATGCGGTAAGTTGTTTTGCTGCACCTGCGAGTTCCATCAATGTAAATGGCGATTCGATAGCCATTTGGTTTAATTCATTGAATATTTGAGAACCACGTTCAAAAGAACCAACCAATACACCTAACGATCGTTCCAACAATTCGTATTGTCCTCGCACTTCATATACTTGCTTGACGAAATTAGTTAACGCTCCTAATGTGAGGGCATAAATTATACGATTGCGAATATATCCAAATGAACGAGCCAACATATTATTAGAATTGGTTACTTGCGCGTTTTTGCCAAGGAGTTCATTTTGCTTGCGGGAAAGTCTTTGGTACTCGTCCCCCAATTGCTTTATTTGTTCTTTGTTCTTTGGGTCAATAGTAACACGCTTTAAAGCCTGCATTTTTTTTGCAATAGCATCAATGCTTGATTCATCCATACCAAGAACATCTTTGATTGTTTTTGGTCGGGCGTTTCTTATTTTGTCTATTTTGTCTTTACAATTTTGAATAGCAGTAGCAAGTCGGTTTGTTTGTTGTTGGCTAAGTATGGTCGTATTTGCGTATTTGGCTTGTATGCTTTCCAAAGCACGAAGTTTTGCTTGTGCATCGGCTAACGTCTTTGTTGGCATAGAGGTTGCCGCGCTAATTTCTTTGCGTGCATTAGCCATAGATTCTTTTAGCGTTCCTTTGGCAAGTATGCTCTGCAAATGTGTACGCATATCCTCTATTTGTTTGTTTATTGCCGCAACTTGTGGAGATGTTTGTTGGAACGTGTCTCGCAAGCGTTCTGCGGCAGATATTTGTTCCTTCAAATCTTTTATTGAATTTGGTGTTGCGCTCGCACCACCACCACTTGTACCACCGTGGCCACCAGCGGATTGCGCAGCAACCATAGCGTCGAAAGATTTAGACATGTCACGCCAAGCCTCTTTCATTAAATCAACACTAACTTTTTGCGTAATGGCAAAATCTTTCATCGCAAGTTTCATTTTGTCAAGTCCCTCGGTGAACTTACTTGCCATAGCATTAGTTTTGTCGCCAACGTAATCTACCAAATCTTGTATAGACTTTTCGAGTTCTTTCTTGTCAAGACTACCAACAATTATAACGTCATCCATATATTAATATATTTTTATTGTTGTTTTTTACTTTTGTTCTTGGCTTTTTCGGCTTTGTCCTTTCGCAAAGGTATGATATACTCCTCACCCTCTTTCAAATCTGGAACATCACCAAATCCACCCATAAAGTTTTCCAACTTCTTTTGTGATTCCAATGCGTCTTTGTAGTTCGCCCATGCTTTTTTATCCGAACCATGCAAATATTTCGTGTGTGTGTTGTCAATAGCCATGAATTGTATTTGTGCGCAAGATAGTTTGTAAAGGTAATCATCAAGCGTGTATTGCGTGAAAGCCCTTATGAAGTCCGCGGCGTCTGCAATGATAGTGCTTCCGTAAATTGTAAGGCTGTCTCCGTTGATTTCTTCTTCCTCATTAGAAGAGAATCCGTAAGCGTACTCACCGATTTTTTGAGTAAAAAAAAACCAGACAGGTCTATTGATTTTATCGCACCGAGAATGATTGCCGCCCATTGATTCGCATCAAACGTGCTATTCATTACTTTTGCCTTCATTATACCTATCCACTTGTCGTTTCTTGTTAAAGTGGATTGTGCCGATTCGTAATCGCTTATATTATCGGGCGTAAACAAATGGTTGCACAGCACTATTGCCATTATTTCACACATGGCCTCCAAATCGGTACATAGGGCTGTTATTATTTTCGCGTCCGTATCCAAAGATTCGTCCGACTTGCGCATATCCATCACTAAGTGGCAAATGCGGTATAGTGAATAATAACGCATATTCTTAACGCGATATTCCTTTTCGCCAAGCCGCACCAGTGATGGCGTGTCGTTGATGATTTCAAGAATGTCGCGCTTGACATCTATTGGAAAGTCGTCAAAATCACTATCGTTGGAATTGTTCTTTATGTTTTTATCCATATCGTTATTGCTTTTCGTAAACGTTAATTTCCACTTGCTATTGTAAACGTAAAGGGCGCGAAATCGGGTGACACCCCAATAACGCACCCCCACGTTCACGAAAGCATGTGATTAAATTTTATGCGGTTTTTTCGCCCACAATCTTGTACATGTGGTCGTTAGTGCCGTCATTGTACACAAGAGCAGTTATTGTAACATTGTAGTTCAACGCCCCATCTGCGTCTTTTTTTAGTGTGCCAATGGTAAGACCGCGTGAGATAATAAGAGACTTGTAGCCACGGCCAAAGTCAAGTTTCCATTCGTGCTCCGAAGTGTATGCGTTTGTTGCGCCCTCGTAGGACTCCTCTGCCTGCGCCGTTCCTGCGGTGTAAGTGCCACCAAAGATGGCTGGAAGTTCGGAAAGTTCGTAGTTTGCAAGTTCAAACGTCATAGTCACGGGGTTGCCGTCGTAGAAAATATCAAACGGCGCATCATAGAACTCGGCCTCAATCTCGGTGCTATCGGGGTCGTCCTGTCCGATGGTTAAACCTTTAAGAACACCCATCAAAGAGGTGTATTCACCTGTGTCTGCGCCAACATTGCGATAACCAAGCGAAATTGGTTTTACGGTTGTTTTCTTTGCCATAATTTTTTCCTTTCTTTTTTATGATTTTGATGTTATTCTTGTTTTTCGTTTATTACAACGATGAAAGACTTTACAAAAAGGCTATATTGATTTCCCTTTTGCGTGTTTGCATTGTCATCCATAGAAATGGTGGTTTCTGGCATGATGTAGTAATTGGAATCTTGCTGTGTTTCCGCGTTTTTGATAACATCGAGGATCGCATCTTCGTATTCCTTATACTTTTTCTTGTATAGCCTTCCACGCGACATTTTGGGAACATAAGCATAGATGTAGCATCTCGCCCACGCATAGGCATTGCCTTCAAATTCGGACTCATCCTCAATATCGCCAACTTGCGTAACCACAAAGCCGTTATCCGCTTCATCTTGTGTTGTTTCCGACGGTTCACCCATAGAATGAACATTATTCGTCACCACACCATGTAATAGCGAATAAAGATAGTCGTATATTGCAATTCTTGATTTGTCTATCATATCGGTCTAACACTAAATGTTACATGCCCTTTCGGCGCGAATGTATTCTTTATGTGGTCGTATCGTTGACTTATAACGAAGAACCTATTTGTCTTGGTGTTGCCCGCGGCGGGGTCTAAATATCTTGCATAGGGCGCGCACGCAGCCCAAACGACAACCCAACCCGAAACTGTTGGCAAATGCCCACGAAAAGCATTTAAGAATATGGTTGCTTCCTTCCTTCCGTCAACAGGTATCCTTTTCGCGGGGTCTCTACTCCATTCATGCAAATAAGACACATCGTTAGCCATCTTTGAACCGACAAAACCGTGGTCTTGTTCTTTGCCATCGAAATAGACAGCCCAAACGTAACTATCGGATAAGTTGAAAGTTCGGCTATGAAATTGTCTTGTAACAATCATTTCGTAAAGTTCCTCTTTGGCATATTGCACAAGTCGGCGCGTTTGTTCCTCAACCATGTTTTTAAGCATGGCCTTTTTAAGTTTTTCCTTATGGAATCTAACGCGAGTTTTTGTTGCCATAGTTACCACTTTTTGCGTGTACAGTAAATGCTAACACCTCTTAGTTGCGATGGCTCCGCGTTGTCAACCGTAAGTTGCAGCGTGTCCCCATATCGCGAAACCGTCACTTCGTCACCTTTTCGTGGAATGATGTAATTCCCGTTCTTATCCTTGACAAGAGGAATGGAAACGACGTATGGTGCGGTTTGAAGAGTGCGACCATCAAGGTCTCTCTGTGTTGTTTCATCCATCACGCCATCGTATATCCTTGATACGGAGTCTTCCTCATCCCCCTCGCCATATATGGCGCGATTGATAACCCCACGATAAGGAAATTCCACTATCTCATCACGAATCATAGGCTCACAACATCTTTAATAGGTATAAACTTAATGCGACGGTTCGTGGCAAGTTCCTCTAAGTCCCCAGCCCTTTCGTCATTGTAACGCTTGTAGATACGTATAGCATATTGTATCTTGTCATCTTGATAGAAATCCTGTTCGCCACCAATGGTTTTTTGAAAACCGTTGTGTGATTGTTGCAATGATGCAGTATTAGATGGACGAAGAAGCACTGCCATGTAGATTAGGTCTGCGGTCATAAGGTCTCGGTCTTTCTCCGTAACCATAGATTCATCGTAAACATCCCAACTTGGGTCTATCTTTCGGTCGAGTGCTATTTTCACAAAGTTTCTCTCCGTAAACGAAGAATACATTGTTGATGCTTCAAGCCATTCTAATACCGTCATCTTTGCAAGTCTTTAGGGTTTCTATTTTGTTTAGGCGTCTGCGGTTGCCGTATCTACCACTACGTGATAAAGCGATTCGTTAAGCACGGGGGCGTAACGTCCGATAATATCGGTGTGGTAAGATTTCAACATGCCATTAGGCGTAACTTTGTTGATAACATAGAGGAAGTTTTGCACTTTTGCAAGCGAGAACTGGATATTGCTATTCACCTCGCCGCTTTGCATCAACTTAACATCTGCTGTCTTTGCGTGTACGACAATACCGGCAATTCCAAGAGGACGAAGAACGGCAGCGTTAGGTTTCCAACCCGACACATCAGTAACGGTGGTGATGTCTTGTACCTTTGCCGATTGCTTAACCACGCGGATAGGAGCAATCTTCGAAATCGGGCTTTGGCTATATGCTACGATGTTTTCCCAAGAAATACTCGATTGGTTGCTTGGTGTTCCGCTTGCGTCGATGATAACCACGCGATTGTTTGACGGGCCGTACATGGCTATCCATTTGTTTACCTCGGCAACAAATGCGGCGTTGTTAAGCAATACGCCCGTAATCATGCTATAAGGAATATCCCACTCCATCGGGAAATCCTCTGGCAAGTTGTTTGCCGCCTTGAAATCTTGCTCAATCTTTTGCATTTGTGATGGAATATCACAAGTGGAATCAGACCAAACCTTAGTTCCTGCGGTCTTGAAGTTTGCAACGGGAATGTAAGATGATTGCAAGGTGTTCACGCCACTAAAGCCCAAGGTAGATGTGATGTTGCCAGTACTACCATTGAACGAAATTCGATTAGTGTTGCTATATGCACCACCATAGGAAAGAACCTGTGCGGCCATGTAGGAAAGACGATAGTTGTGTGTCTTTATAAGGTCTGCAACGCCACGAACAAAACCCGTTACAAGATTTTGGTCTTGTGGATTCATTTCGCGCAAGCGTGCCTGCAATTCCAACTTAGACATAGAGGTTTCGAACAAGCCCTTACCATATTGGTAAATAGAGCCTGTTTTCTCCTCCCATCCCTCGTTGTCAAGTTGTGCGGTTTCCGAAAGAGGTGCCATTGCGTCGGCCATAGGCACGATGCGATTAACCTTTTGACGAACAGTCCATGCAGGGTTTTTCTTTGTATCGGCAAGGTCGATGTCGTATTCGTTGCCTTCTACCACAAAGTGCTCCTGCCAAAAGAAACGATTTGCCTCGATTTCAAGTGAATTGTCGATAAGCGTCTGGAGAAAACCTACGTTGTTTCCGTCCATAAATCCCTTTTGATACAGTTTTTCAACCGCCTCATCGGGTGTCCATTGATATTTATATGCGTTTGCCATAATCTATGTTTCCTTTCTTTAATGTTTTGTGATTAAATCCAGAAGATACCTTCAATGTAAGAACGGTTCTTGGCGAGAACATAAGATGGTAGTGGTTGCATACGTGCAATCCAAGCCTGCTTGTTATAAACGGCAGAAACGCTATAATTGGCGTTTTCAAATCCATAACCCTCGGTGGGAAGCAAATCGCGGTCTGCTTCGTTGAACACGTTGGGGTTTGGAACAAGGACGGTTGCTGATGCAGATGCTGCGCTACCGCTTGCTTCAACGAGAATATCGTTTGCGGCAAGCGTTCCAAGTGAAGTGTCAACGGTTACAACGAATTGTTCGTTTGCCTTGTCGTAAACAACATTAGTCACCTTACCCGACTGTCCTGTTCCGTTCGCCGTGGATGGTGCTTTCATAAGAATTTGCCCAACCTCTGGAGCGTCAGAATAGCCATCAGCCTTGATGTTGATAGTAGTTCCACTTGCGCTCTTAACTGCAAAAGAACGGAAGATGAGCATCTCTTGTCCTGGAGTGTACTGCAAAAGTTGCGCAGCCCAAAGATGGCCAAATCCTTTGTTCGGGTTGCCAATAGTACCACCAAGCAAGATGTTGTTTCTTTGCTCACCGTTACTATCTTTTACCCAAACAAACTTTCCGCCACGAACTTGTCGTGATGTTTCAAAGAAAAATGCTAAGTTTGTTACCATAGTCTTTTACTTTTAAATTTGTTTGTTTAAACTTTAACTTTGGGGATGGAATTAAGGAGTTCCTCATCGCGCTTATGTGTTTGTTGTGGCGCAAGTGGCTTGATGTCACCTATGCTATCCTTGAAAATGTCTTGGAATCGCGAAACGAGCACATCCGCCTGCTCCTTATCCTCTTTGTCCAACGCGACGCCATAGTTTTCCGCAAATTTCTCAAGCGACTTATGTAAGTCTTGTCGAACACTTTTCTTTGCCAGTTCCAATATATCCTTTTGTTTGGCTTTCTTCGCTTCACTATCCTTATACCGCTTTAATTCTTCAATTTGTTCTTGCAACTCTTTTGGAATTTGTGGTGTAGGGTTAGGATTTGGTTCTGGTTTGATTTTTTTTTGCAACTCCGCGATAGTGGTTTTGTATTCGTTTTCTTTCGAATTAAAGGCGTTGGTTTTTTCGGTAATGATAATGCTTGCACCGCTAAACGCGGTATTTAAAGCAAACTTCATATCCTCAATAGCCTTTTCGTCGTCAACATTTGTTTCCGCATAACGCTTGGCAAAGTGTTCGGCGAATTTGTCTTTAAAACCATCAGTTAGGGTTGCCGTGGTGTAACTTTTCTCGTTACAATAATCGTTTACTTTCTGTAAAACTTCTTCTTTTGTCATAGTTTTCTACTATTAAAAATAAAATAATGTCGCATTATGTTTTGCGCAAAAGTATAAAAAAAACAAAATGTGAATTGTGTATTATTAAAATTATGATTGATTTTATTAAAAAAACAACGAACTTTCAAAAGAGTTAAAATAATTCACCATATTTAAATGTGTAATTTTGCATAGAATAATAGTAAAGTTGCAATGGCAAGAAAAAGGAACGATATTGTTTTATCCCCGTTAGACGATGGCAACCAAAAGTTTGCCATTCGCTCTAATGCCGATATTGTGTGTTTTACTGGCGGCACGGGTGGTGGCAAGTCCGTTGCCTTGTATTACGCCCCAATCGAATATCTTTCCATGAATGACAATGCAAAGATTGTTTGCTTTATGCGTAACGTTAGCGATTTTTGGGGCGCAGGAAAAGTAAATGATACATTAAAGAAAATGTACCCGTTGATTGATAGGACAACAAAACGCCAACCTCACGACCCGATAGGTGAAATCATTCGCAATCAAACGGACATGGGTGTTAAGTTCTACAACGGTAGCGAACTAAAGTTCCAACAACTTGATAACGAGAACCCAATTGTTATTGATAAGATAGCAAAAGGCTTGCAGGCAAAGAAACTTATCTTTGACGAATGCAACAAATTTGAATGGCGCACAATCACATCTTTCTTCCCGCGTTTGCGTAGCGATAGCAAAGGAAAGGCGCAAATATATCTTGCGCAAAACCCCGAACGGGAATGTTTCTTGCGCAAACTTTGTGGAAAGGGGGAACATGGCGGCGGTTGGATTAATGATGATGGAACGGTTGACAAGTCTATGGACGGTGTTGTTATGTATTTCAACATGCAAAACGGAGAAATAGATAAGACGTATTGGGGCAGGACAAAGCGTGAAGTTTACGAAAAGTGCAAGGAACATATTGACGCGCTTTTGATGCAAGACCCCGATATGTCGTATGAGGATTTTGTCCTTTCAATGACTTTCTTTACCTTTGATGTTCGTGATAACAAGAAAATGCTATCAAAGAACAAGGGCTATCGTGGATTAGCAGCGAACTCATCAACGGCCGCTTCGGCATATTCCGTTAATTGGAACTATTCTTTAGAAGATGAACAAAAAGAAGAAGTAGACCTTTCGGGCGTTCAACTACTACCTACGGATATTGAACGCATGTTTAGGGGCATGGAAATACCAAGTGACTCGACTTGTTTAAAACGTTTTATGACAATGGATATGGCGACAACTGGTTTCGATAACCTTGTTATGAAATATTGGGAACTATGGTCGCACTATGGCTATATATGCAAGGATATAAAATATTCCATATACAATAGCAATCGTCAGGCAGTAATGGATGCAATAGCATTTCGCGACAAGCACGACTTACAGGAAAAGGAAATGATTATAGACGTGCAAGGGTTTGGTTTCTTGCGTGATTGTTTTCCAAGGGCGATGCAATTTAGTGGCTCGGGAAGCCCCTCGCAACGCAGCAAGGGACAGTTTAAGACAATGAAAGACGAGGCTGGACATATCGCTATGGAAATGGTACAATCGGGTCTTATACACTACGACCCGCCACTTGCAAACATGCGATATACGCACCAGCACATGAAACGTCAGGCGACAACAATATTGAAGCACATGACATTTGAAAGGCTTATCTTTCAGTTTCACAAAACGCCCAATGGTCGTATAGAGATGATAAGGAAAGAGGATATGAAAAAATTATTAAAAGGAATGTCCCCTGACCTCTTTGATAATGTGATATTACTTTGTGGCGGCACTTGCTATGATTGTTATCGCATATTGCGTGATGATGCAGGTGTTATGCGAAAGCAAGTACAGGCAAGTGATATGCTTACATTCTTAGGAGTTAATGAACAAGAAGTAGATACAAGGTTGCATCGTGTAAGAAAGATACGTAATGCGAGCGAAATACTAAACGTTTTAAGTACGATATGATTAGAATTAAAGACATCAAATGGTATCTTAGTGAACCTACAAGGCTTTTACAAATGAAGCCTTTTACACGCGGCGGCAAAATGAATAGTCACGGCTTTGAAATGCAAGAGATACTCAATAATACGACGCTTGAAACTGGGTTTGCAAACCTTACACTTAGACCCATTTCGCAAGATACGTATATTACGGAGTATAGACCCGACTTGCATCATATTATCTACAACAAGACAATACCCCATATCAAGGTGGTGTTGAACGGGGTTGAAATACCTGCTGGCGACATGGAAATAACGCAAACGGCTGCATTCCAAAAACTTATACATTCCGCGCACGTTCGTAGTCTTACTTCAAATCCTTTGGAATTTAATCTTTGTAACGAAGACGAAAGGGACGGGGGCATAGACACGTTTGAATACGTTAAAAGTGAATGGAATTGGCGCAATAATGATTGGTGGTTAGGCCGCGCCATCAACACATGCAAGCAACTTGGAAATTGTGGTTTATTGTTTAGTTTTGACACAACGGAAGGCAAATACACTGTTTCAAGTTATAGTTACGAAGACGGCTACCAAGTAATCCCTAACTATGACGAATATGGAATTGAAATTGCACGTTCCTTATGCTATCAAATAGATAATTCTACGGTGATTGACACATACGATAGCCAATTCCATTATCGTTGTACGCAAGGCGAAAATGGTTGGACTATACAAAGGGAAAAACACGGATTTTCAAGATGCCCGTTGCTTATCAAACGTGGTAAGGTCGCTTGGGAATATGCAGAAAGTTCCATTGAAATTTGGGAACTTATGACAAACATTCAAGCAATCGCCTTAAAGCGTTTCGGCACGTTTGCCTTGGCGTTTTGGGGGGAAATGGATAAGGAAACATTCTCACGCGATTCCTCAACAATGATTATTAACCTTTCAAGTGATACCACGCAAGGCAAGCAGGATGTTAAGGTATTGGACTTCCCAGAGCCGCAAACAATGGATGGATTTTTAAAGACCGTAGAGGAAAAAATTTCGTTATTTAGTTCGACATCGTTTATCACGCCAAAAGATATTACGGCAACGAATAGTGGCGGTAATGGCATTGCACTTGCTATGTCAAACGACTATGCCCTTGCAACTCAAAGCGCACTTGACTGGCGAAAGTTTGTTAATGATATGGTTTATTTGCACCAAGAAGGACTTGACCTTGAAAACAACGCAACGGAAAAGTACGGAAAGTTACGTATTAGTGCAAAGATTGTGCCTTGGTCGCTTGAAACCAACAATACAAAGATAACGAACTTGCAAATGGAATCCAAGTGGCTATCAATGAAAACAATCATCGAAAAATCGCCAGATGCTGCGCCGAATGAAGTCGAACGCATAATCGAGGAACGGGGCGCACTCATACCTCCAGATGGCGGCGTAAGTGATGCCGAAAGTGAAAAAGCGGCAAGAATTTCAAAAAATAATAGTAATGAAATTATTGATAATTACGCCCAAACTGGATTGTCGTAAATAGATAGAAGAAAATGAAGGAAAAAGAACGAATAGAAATGGCAAATAGGTGGCACGAACAACAAATGAAAAACATTGGTTGTAGCATGCCGCTATGTGTTTTTGTGATTTTTGTTATCCTTTCGCTTTCATCATGTGCGACAAGGAAAGTAATAGAATATCGCGACCGTGACGTTAATCATTATATAACAAAAGTAGAAAAAGACACGATAACGCAGCACACACGGGATAGTATATATTATGAAATAATTCAGAAAGGAGATACCGTGTACGCAACTAAATACAAGGAAAAATATATTTATTTAGACAAAATACAAATAAGGCGCGATACCTGTTGGCGTGATAGTATCGTAACACAATATAAGGAAAATATAAAGGAGGTAAGAAAAATACCCAAAATATATAAGTATTCTCTTGGCTTTTCAATTTTTTTTATTATATTTGCACTATTAAAATTAGTAGGATGGCTAAAGAAACATTAGGAAGAAACGTGACGTTCCCAATATACAAAGAAAACGGGACTTCTTTTCACGACCTTGTTTTAAGAAAGGCCGTCGTTGATAGCGTTGTCATGTCTCTTGGTGACAAGATAACGGGCGAGGTGTATTACAAGGATAATACGCTTGATGTAACAATGCGTGAATATATTTTATATAAAAAGAATCCTAATGACGAAAATGAAGATGCTGTAAAATACGTGCTTGTAAGCCCACCAACGATAGTTAGGGAGGGCATGGTTGCCGATAATTCCGAACTAAAAGGAATGACAAAATACTCGTTCGTGTTTTATCATCCAATGTATGTTTTAAATAACATACCTTTTAGCGACATTGCGGTATCAAATGACCAAGAGAATTATTTATCGCAAAATAAAGAATTTTCTTGGATTGGCTACCCAGATGATTTCATTGCAAAGTTAAACAAAAACTTACAACATACAGAGTGGATTGTTGAGAAAAGTACACGTTTTCCGCACGAAAAGGACAATGTTCTTAGTGAGGTGTTATCTTTTGACAACAATACGATTGCCGAGGCATTGAAAACATGCTACGAAACATGGGATGTTCCATACGTAATAGATGTTGTAAAGGGCGAAGAGCAAAGTTACTCGGAGGGGAAGAGATTCAAGGTTGTTTTTGGGCTGCCGTCAACGGAAATATACCCACTAAACGGAAGCGAACCTTTTGTATTTAGGATGGGGAAAGGCGTTGGTTTGAAGAACAATTCTCGCACGCCACGAAACAATAAAATAATCACGCGTATTAGCGGCTATGGTAGCGAAAGCAACATCCCCTATGGTTATCCACAAATTATATGGACTGGAGACCAAACTTGGAATTACACGATAAATAACGCGAGCGGCATGCAAACCATTATCGTTGGGGGAAGGACAATACAGGCGATGTCGTACCCAATTTATGATGGTATTGTTGGAGGTCAAAAAGTAAGACTTATCAAACACCCTTTTACGCGCGCACACCTTATGCCTACGGTGTATTCGGAAACGGTCGACAAGAAGGTCAACCCACTCAACCCAAACTACGACCCAAATGGCGAAATCGTTGACTATTATGATGCGATTGCAACTCAAGAATATCCATACGTGAACGAGATAGACCCGTCTGCGCCGTCTTATGAAATACATCAATTCGACATTAAACCCGAAATGAGCATCAGTGGGCAAGGTGTCGAAATCGTGAATGCCATCCCTCTAAACAACGACCTAACACCCGCCGATGCTTGGGATGACACAATGAATGATGATGGTAATTATGCGCAAAGTTTCTTTAGATTGGATTTGCCTATATTGTCTTTTGATATATATGCTTGCGCTTCGATTACAGAGGAAATGTATATCAATATGCATTCTGGTGCATGTATTGGATGTACGTTCAATGTGCAAGTAGATTGGGAGGATTATAAGCGTAATTTCTACAAAGAGGATGGCACATTTGACCCCGTCATTCATACGGTAAGTGGTGATGGGCATGTAAGAAACGGGGAAAAATACCCCGATAGTTCCCAAACGGCAATAAGCCTTATTGTGCGAAAAGATAACGAAACCTTTGGAACGCTAATGCCGAACGTGTACCAACAACCACATAGCGGTGATGCCTTTGTTGTGCTGGGAATATCATTGCCCGTAGAATATATTACGACTGCAGAGGAGACACTTGACAATGAAATGAAATCGTACATGCTTGAAAACAACGTGCATTATTACGATTACCCATTGAAGTTTGGCGAGTATTTCCTTGCCACGCATACAAATATCCTAACGCAATTAAAGCCTAATGCTATTGTTCATTTCGCCTTTGGTGATATTGAACAGCCGCTTGAATTATACGTAAAGCAACTAACTATTAAATATGGGCAAGGCGTTTTGCCACAATACGATATAACACTAACCGACAATATAGAGGTAGTGTTAAACCAAATAGGGCAAGTCGCAGATGATGTCGAAAGGTTATCCTCCGTAATTTCTCTTTTGCGAGAAAACTATTCGAGAAATGTTTGGAGCGAAATCGCAAAAAAACTTTCAAAAACCGCTAATGACACCGCGCAAGGTATAATTTCTTTTGCAAGAGGGATATTGTTTGGTGACGGCACTCACGGCATAGACGAGCAAGGCAACGCCACGTTGAATGATGCCACGATGAATGATGTGTCTATGAATAGTGCGCAGACACCATCATATAGTGGTACGGACATCGTGTCGGACAAAGGCTTTAAGGTGTGGGAAGACAACGAGGGTAAAAGCCATGTCATTACTGACTATTTCTCTGCCCGTGTGAAGGCATTCTTTGCGTCGTTGGAGATACGCAAGATAGAACATTCCGCAGGGAACAGGATTGAGAGTCCTGCGGGCAACACACTTGCATTGGTTAAGAAATTCGATGCGAAAGGCAATGAGATAGTTGACAAA